TAATAAAATTGATCCGAGAACATTAACGCCTGACCAACAATCAGCAGTTAACGCTAAAAGAACTGCTGGAGGCCATGCTCCTATTGATTGGACTACAAAAACAAATAATTATGTTTTAAGTCAATTAGATTCTAAAGGCGAACAAGCAAATAGCTTAAAAGTTGATCCAGCAAGCGTACTGGCAGCGGATAGAACAAGAATTGATCGTTATCGATCAGCTCAAGGAAAAGCTCCAATTAATTGGAGCGAACGTGAATCATCATACAGAGCAATGAAAGCTACTGCATAACCAAGTAGTTTTCCTATCTCTAGTATAAATAATTACAGCGTAAGAAACGCAGTTTTTTGGAGAAAATAAGATGGCAATTTTATATCGTACAAATGGTAACGTAGGTTCCGTTGGTGATGTTTACGGTGGCGGTTTTGCAGGTGCAACTACTCAAGTAAGTGCAAGCTTTATTGGCAAGCAGCTACTAGCAGTAGGTGTTCGTGTTGTTGGTGCTAGCGGTCCTGCTAACCTACAAGCAGAAGCCAGTGTTAATGGTGCAGTAGAAGGAATTCTAAAGGCAGTTACTGGTAATTCAACTATTCTAGCTTATCAGCTAGAGCCAGGTACAACTGGTAACCTAAGTCTATTACTTGAAGGTGCTTCAAACCTATCAAGTACCGACATTCAGAATATCATCCGCGGCGGCGGCAATGGTGCTGGTTGGTATGGAAATACAAATGGTATTGATGCAAGTTCTTCACTTGTAACAAACTATGGCTTCAAGCTATCAACAGTGTCAACAGGTTCATAATATAACCTAATTAAGAAAGGGCGGTTAAAACGCCCTTTCTTTTTGACTGAATTTCTACAATATAAGTACTGAGTGACAAATAGTTCTTCATATACCTGTTATACATTATTTGATATTCCCGACAGAGGTAACAGAAGCCAAGTTAGAAATTGGAATACGTTAATACAGATACTAAGTCTGCGTACTCAACCTTTTATAACTAAATTTCCTGAATTTGTTGTTGAAGATTTATCTAATTACAACTTTGGTAAACACTACACAGGTCAAGCAAAAGTTTGGAGCTTTGAATTCGAATTTGAATATCCATACTTGTTTGAAGTTGATGATGATCCCATTGCACATCTTAAAAGTGATACAGAACTAGTTCCATTGGTAGATTATAATAACTTCATTCAACCACCAAAATGTTTGCTAACCTCAAGTTCCTTATGTAACATTTATTATGATTTTGATAAATAAAATATAATGGCAGGAAGGCTATGACTACACAACCTATAATACCAACAGATATAGAAAAAGAAAGTTTGGAAGCCCATGTTGAGTTGTGTGCTCAGAGATACGATGCCATGAAGGATAATATGGAGAGAATGGAAGACCGTCTCACCAATGTTGAAACAATTGTTAAACAAATTAAAGATATGTTGGTTGAAAAGGAAAATAAGGCTTACATAAAATTACTAAACTTAGGCATCGCAATCATTGGCTCACTACTTACGGCACTACTAGGAATTGGCATCTATTTAATTAAGAACCCGCCGCACTGATCTATTGACATCATGCATTTGTACCGCTATAATAAAATATGGCTCAAAACAATGCATTCGACAAAATTCAAAATTTCGTAAAAGAGCAAATTGATTCGGCACATAAAGTAGTCATTACTGCGACTGCAACTGGGTACCGAGTTAACAATCTAACCATTCTGCAGAAAGATGGTTGGTGGACAATTTTTGATTCTAATAAAACAGAAATTTGTCATCTAAAAAGTCAACGACTTGCTATATTGTATGCTTCTTCAATTATTAAGAAGCGATATTCTACTACCAATCATATACAAAATATCGATTCAACACTAGATATCCTTAAACACGATAAAGCTTTGTTTGAACATAAGATAAACAAGAATTTTAAAAAAGAATTATTTGAAGATAGATATAGTAGAACTATGTTTGAATTAAATCAAGTATATGGATTAATTTCGAAATTAGAGAAATCTGTCGGCTTGCAATAAATATATTAAACAAGGATTCTATCATGTTCGTCAAAGAATTTGGCAAAAGTATCACAAGTAGAGAGTTGAATGCCCAACTTGAAGGTGTCTACAAGTGGCGTTTAAATTTATCAGAAATGAGTGAGCGTGATGCACACAATACCCTGCATAAAGTAAGCAATAAGATTCGCAATATTAAAAACAGCAGCCTTTCACATCAAGCAGAACGTAATCCACAATTTGTGGAAGCAATGCTTGTAGGTCAAGTTCTTGAAACATGGTTAAATGAACGTGCTCAGATGCTTGCAGAACGCACTTTATCCCCAGGTGAGACTAAGAAGCGTGAGAAGTATGTTAAGGGTATGAAGAAGGTTGAAGGTGACTTTGACAAGCGTTATGGTAAACGTGGCAAAGATGTCATGTATGCCACTGCTACTAAGATGGCTAAGAAAGAATCCGTTGAAGAAGCAATGGATCTTTTAAAGAGTGTTCTAAGTGGTCGCAGTCAGTTAAATGAAGGCGAAGTTGATCAGGCATCGGCTATTGTTGCTGCTCGTGGCATGGTAGATGAGATTCAGAAGATGGTAGAAAAGATTGGCGCAATGGTCAATGAAGAACTACCAAGTCTGATGGACACTATTCGTGATCGTGTTGGGGTCGATCAAGCTGGTGCATTTGGGCAAGCTGCTACTGCTTCACTAACTCCTCTTATGGATGCTGTAAAGGCTGCAAGAGAACAGATGGATGCTGCTGCCCGTACAGTAGCAGGTGAACAGCCTGCGGCTGCTGCTCCCGGCGGACTAACACCAAATGCTGCTCCTGTAGGTACTGCTCCTGCAGGTGCTGAATTAGGTGCCGGCGCTCCTGAAGGTGCTGATCTAGGTGTTGAAATTCCACGTGCTAATGATGAGATTGCAACAACTCCTGCTGCTGTGGGCGGAGAGCAAGAAGTAGGCCGCGGTAAGAGAGCATAATATGAAATTATTGGAGATTGCTCCTGATTTTGTGCGTAGTGAAGTTGGCACATTGCTAACTATTCTTCAACATCTTGAGGCTTCACTTGGGCATGGCGAATCAGGAGCTTTGTCTGCTAAGGTTCCTATGGATCGTGTTATTTCTCTTATGAATAATGCCGGTAATCATTTTAGCTATGGTGCTTTTAAGCATTTATACGATACAGAACCTCGTATTCAAGCACTTGTAAGTAACATGAATCAAAATGAAGTTACTATAGGTAAACCAGATGAGATTACTAATAATAATCAATCAATTGATCCTACAAAAGTTGTAGATCAAATGGCTCAGTCTGCTGCACAAAACATTAACCAGTCTTAATAATAAATAATAGATGCTGGTTAATGAATTATTTGAATCTGTATCATCCATTGTGTATCATGCAACACGATTGTATAATGCTGCTCAAATATTAAATGATGCACGATTTAGACTTACAGCAAGTCCCGGCACGGATACAGAACGTAAGTTACAGCGTGGAAATAAACAATATTACCTAAGTACAACACGCAGCAAAGTTGGTGACTATACACTACACAATTTCTATAAAGATGGTGTTGTATTTGTCCTAAATGGTGATTGGTTTAATTACAATTACAAAGGTGGCCCTGTTGATTATTGGGCAGGGCAGCGTTTACATTCAAATGAAGTAGGTCTTAAAGGTCGTTACAGTGAAATGGAAGATCGTGTGTTCAGTGATGAACCATTTATACCACTACCAAAAGATCCAAAAGAACTAATCAAAGCAGTTCATATATTATTCAAACCTGACGACGATGCACGACGCAATCAATATATGCGTATTTTATTAACAAAAGCAAAACTAATGGGTATACCACATTATGTGTATAATGATGATTCCGCATTTGTATTACAAGATACTCGTAAAGCTATTCCCATAACAAAAGAGTTTATAGCTAGTCTAGCTAATCCTGAGATACAGAAGATAGGCACTGGGTGGCCTGCTAGTATGCCTAGAGATTATCTTAAAGGCTGGCGTGAGATATACTTTGCTAAAGAAAAGCCTAAGTTAAGTAAAGAAGCTAGGAATGTAATTGACAAGGTCATATATAGTCCAAGAGATGCTTATAATAGTTTAAGTGCTGACATACACAATGTTAAAGCCAAAGCCGATCCGGGAATGGTTAAATTATTAAAGATCTTTAAACAGATGGGTGTGACCAGCAGCAATCAATATGTTGATGCAATGCGTGAAAAGTGGCAGCCCATTTACAAAAAATACGATGATGAGTACTGGGCCGAGGTCAAGAAAAAGCGTGAACAGGAAGAGTTAAATAATAAAAACGGATAAACAATCATGCTATCAGCTACAGATGTAACAACACAAAATATAAATTCAGTTATTCCTGAAACTGAAATATTTTTAATTAACATGAATATTTTAAATTCGACATCAACAGGAAACTCTTCTGTTTCAGTAACTAGAACAACTAATACCGCAGTAAATGGTAGCTATGTTATTGGTACTCCAATGACTGCTGCTGCTGGAAATGTTTATTATTCAATTTGGCAAGGTAATTCTGTATCAACTACTAAAACTTCGCAGATGAATAAAGTTATTGATTATTACAATAGATTAGGCTATACTATTAATCGTAGAAGCGATGATGGGATTAGTTTATATTGGTTAATCAGCTGGTAAGATTCAATGAAAAATTCGATTATAAACCGATAAGTCGAAAACAAACAAGTGAAGGTAGAAAATATCAAACTCCCGATGGTAATGCTGTTGCCAGTGTAACAACAATACTGGATAAAACAAAGCCTGAGGAAAAGAAACAGGCTCTGCAAGAATGGCGTAATCGAGTAGGACATAAGCAAGCTCAAGCAATTACAACAGAAGCTGCTAATCGTGGAACAAGTATGCATAGTCATTTAGAACATTGGCTTGCATTTGGTGATATTGAAAAGAAAAGCAATCTTGTTCATCAACAAAGTGCTTTAATGGCTTTAAAGATCATTGAAGAATATCTTGAGCCTAATTTGAATGAATGGTGGGGAAGTGAAGTTGGTTTATTCTACCCTGAATTATACGCTGGTACAACTGATCTCGTCGGTCTATATAATGGCATACCTAGTATTATTGACTTTAAACAGACCAATAAGCCTAAAAAGACAGAATGGATTGAAGACTATTTCCTACAAGCCGCTGCTTATGCCGCTGCTCATAATATTGTGCATGGCACTGATATTCGTCAAGGTGTTATTTTAATGTGTAGTAAGGATGTAGAACCACAGCATTGGATCGTTAATTTAGATGACTATACTGATGGATGGTTTGCTAGGGTATGGGATTACTACTCCTCCAATTGATTTCACTAAATATAATAAAGTGAGATTTTTAAATGGCTATTGTGAGTATTTCCCGTATCCAGCATCGTAGAGGTTTACAACAGGATTTACCTTTACTAGCATCTGCAGAATTAGGGTGGAGTTTAGATTCCCAAAGACTTTATATTGGTAATGGGTCCACTGCTGAAGGTGCACCTCGTACTGGTATTACAGAAATTTTAACTGAACATAGCGATGTACTAGCATTAGCTGAGACTTATAGTTTCAAAAATCAAGATGCAGGCTATACACCAACAACGGGTGGAAAAAATAGCAAGTACAATGCCATTGCATATGGCAATAGCAAATATGTTGCAGTGGGTGTTAATGGTTCAATTATTGTTAGTACAGATACGGTAATATGGACCCCTGTATTTGGTGGAACATCGAATACATTAAACAGCATCTGCTTCGGCAATGGATTATTTGTTGCAGTTGGTGCAAACGGAACTATCATTTATAGTTTAGATGGGTTTGTATGGAATAAATCATTAACTAGCATTTTCTTAGAATTAACTTCAGTAATATATGCAAGTGGAACTATTAATAGCTTTATTGCTACTAGCACCACTGGAAATATTATTATCAGTCCTGATGCTACCACGTGGACTAGCGTTATTAGTGGGACTAACGAAGGTCTATATGGTGTTGGATACAATAGTAATTTCATTGTTGCTGTTGGAAATGCTGGAACAATTGTCACAAGTACCAATGGTACATCTTGGACATTACAAACATATACGCAATCATATACTTCAAATGGTAGTACTGTTACTGCTACGTTACCAACTTCTTATAATTTAAAAAGTGCTAATTGGGTATATGATAGATGGGTAGTGACCGGCGAGTATAGTACAGTTTTGACAAGTACTGACGGTATGTCGTGGTCATATGGTTTCACTGATACATTTAGAGCTATGGCACACAATAGTACATTATGGGCAATAGTAGGAGATGGCGGCATAATTTATTATATTGATACCACACTTACTAGTAATACCCCTGTAATTACAACTAGTCCAACTAAGAATAATTTATATGACGTACTTTATTCTACACATGATACTCAGTTTGTTGCAGTTGGCGCAAATGGTACAATTATCACAAGCACAAATGGTATTTCATGGAGCACAAAAACAAGCGGAACTACCAATAACCTACGTCGTATAATATATGATTCTGTACATGATTTGTATATTGCAGTTGGCGATGCAGGAACAATAATAACAAGTAATGATGCAATAACTTGGACTGCTAGAACCAGTGGAGTAACAGCAAATCTCTATGGTATTGGATTATGGACCGGCACAACAACTTATATTGCAGTAGGACAAAGTGGAACAGCATTAACTAGTCAAAATGGTATTACTTGGGTTACTAGAACAACTGGTATTAGCAATGATCTTAATTCGGTTACAGTAGGAAACAACAGAGCTGTTGCAGTAGGAAACGGGGGAGTAGTACTAACTAGCGATGCTGCCGGTAGCATAATTGGTTCAACTTGGATTACAAGAAGTAGTGGAGCAATTGATGATTTACATCATGTTAACTATTTAGAATGGACTATAAATTCTGTAACGACTGATAATTTTTTTGCAGTTGGAAATAATGCAACACTAATTTATAGTACAGATGCTACTACTTGGATAACTGGGTCAACACCAACATCTAATCATTTGTTTAATATTCAATATGGCATTGGTAATTTCTGGATGACGGGTAGTGTGGGTTATACTACAATATATGGAATTAATGCTAAGAATGTTAATACTTTAAATCAACAATCTCTTGCTATTTTACAGAATAATACAACCGGAGTAAACGGGCCCACACTATATAACAGTGTTTTTGGAAATAATTATTATGTATTGGTTGGTCAATATGATACCATAATGAATAGTTTAGATGGTACAAATTATATTAGTCGAACTGCCAGATCATTTATAATACAAAATCTAACTACTGCTGATATAAGTGATATTGTGTATGACAATAATATATTTACTGCTGTTGGAAATAAGGGTGTTATACTAAGTAGTGATACTTCGAATACGTGGAGTGGAACAAGTTATACTTTTGGTTCAAATACCACAATTAGAACAATACAAAGAAAACTAGATGATTTCGTAAGTGTGAAAGATTTTGGGGCAAAAGGTGATGGTATCACTGACGATACTGAATCTATTAACCGAGCACTTTATGAGATCTATTGCAGAAATAGTATATCTTCTGCTAGAAAAGTATTACATTTTCCCGCAGGTAATTATATTGTAAGTGATGGTGTAAATGTTCCAACAAATGCTATAATAAAAGGCGAGGGTGCTAATAATACTATCATTACACAGACTGCTGATCCTACTTACATCAGCTATGTAATTACCACTGCTGATAATAAGCAACAAGTAGGCGGTCAAATTGGATACAATGGCGCTGGTCTACCCAGTGATATCATAATTAGTGATATTGGTCTTCAATCATCAGCTGATGGTTTTTGGTTAGTTGATGCTAAAAGAGTAACACTCGATCGTGTGAGCATCATTGGCGCAACTAACTTGCCAACAGATCAGGGCCTTTATCAATGGTCAGGAATTTACATTAATGGTCCGCAACTTGGCGGTATACAGGATATAAATTTCAATGATTGTTATATTTCAAAATTTAATTATGGTGTTTATCAGCCTGACACAGAAACCAGCAGCAATATAATCTTTAATAGTGTTACTTTTACTAATATGTATACAGGACTATATCTATGTCAAAATGGTGGTCAGGTAAACACAATGACTATCAGTAATTGTATATTTGATTTAATATATGGCAGAGCAATTGATGCAAATTATGTCACAAATATAACTAGTACATTCAATAGTTATAAAGATGTTGCTAACGAATATGGCGGAACATCGAATCCTGTTGATTATATTATAAACTTTGGTGATCAAAGTATCAGCTGTGCAAGTATTAATGATCAATTTGACAGATCTTATGATCAAAATTTATCTACTCCATGGATCAATGGGAATAATACTTCTAGTGGATGGTTTGGTGGTTATAGTATTAAACTTGGATATTTTTCACAAGAAGGTGGAAATACATATAGTTTATTGGCAAATCAAACAAATCAAACTACAGGTATTACATATACGATAGCTGATGATACATTTAATCAAAGACTACAATATGTTATTGTGCGAGACAATGTCACAAGAACAGGTCTATTACAATTAGTATATAATGGATCAACTAAATCATATAGTATTGATGATGATAGTGTTGAAACCGGTGATGTTGGAGTAACATTTAGATTAACAGGTGATGGTACTACACTAACACTATTGTATACCAGTACATCAACATCTAGTACAAACTTTACATTATCGACTGCGGCAAGAAATATTAAAACGGTATGGTAAATGGGAACCATTATGGAAGATTTAAGTATTTTAAAAACAAGAGTTCTAACAATCTTTTCTTGGACTACGAAGATATTTAAATTTTTGTCTTTAGTAAAGAACGTAAAAGAAGGCATTAACGATGTTTCTAAAGTTAGTATATTTAAATTACTATCATTTAAAATATGGCCTAAAGCTCGACTAACATATTGGCTTGCTGATGAAGAAGTAGTAGTATATGTAGATAAGTTTCATCAAAAGGATAAATTTAAGTTGGCGTTTAGGGAAATAATTTCAGGAAAGATAGTACTAGTTAATAGTGCCAATCCAATTAATTATCGTTTAGAAGAACTTAGTCCTTATGACAAAATTACTGAAACTGTAATACAACAAGATCAACGATATAATTAATGTTTTCAGGAAAATTTGAAACCAAGATTTTAGCTTGGAAAGATTTTAGAGATTCATTGGCCAATTGGCCAGACGATATCACTAAAGTTAGTAAAGAATGGGCTAAAGCTCCGCTATCCAACATTTATCTAGCATATGATCATGTTGAACTATGGCCCGATGCTTGGACTTTAATTAGTGATGGTATATATTGTGACATTTCTGTTGCATTAGGTATGTTTTATACGCTATACTATTCAAATTATAGTCAAAAAGATTCAATGAAGATTGAATGTTACAAATTAACAGATCGTCATGAAATTGTTAATTTAGTCAATTTGGAACAAGGGAAATATATGCTTAATTGGAATGTCGGCGAGTCAGTAAATATCCTATCGATAGGATCGTTGCCGCCGCCCATGCACACCGTTTTCGCAAAAGATTTACCAATTAAAAGATAAGAAAAAGAGGCATATATCAATGAACGCAAATCGTATTATGGTTATTAAAAGAGATGGACACAGAGAACTATTAGATGTTGAAAAACTTCATCAAGTTGTATACTGGGCTACCGAAGGTCTAAAGAATGTCAGCGTAAGTGAAGTGGAAATTCGAAGTCAAATTCAATTTTATGATAATATCAAAACCAGTGATATCCAAGAGACTATGATTAAATCTGCTGCTGATCTTATCAGTGAAGAAAACCCCAACTATCAATATGTTGCTGGTCGTCTCGTCAATTACCATTTGCGTAAGGAAGTTTATGGAAATTATCAACCCTGTCATATCTTAGAACTTGTTAAGCGTAATGTTTCACAGGGATGGTATGATGCTGAACTATTAGAATCTTACTCCGAAGAAGAATGGGATAAGATTAACTCATTCATTGACCACGAACGAGATATGAGCTTAACTTATGTTGCAATGGAGCAACTACGTGGCAAATATCTAGTGCAGAACCGAGTCACTGGGCAGATCATGGAAACACCACAAATGTTATACGCTTTGGTCGCAGCGGTTCTGTTTTCTAAATACGATAAGTCAACACGCCTTAACTGGGTAAAGGATTATTATGAGTGTATCAGTAAGCATGACATTAGTCTGCCTACTCCTATCATGGCCGGCCTACGCACACCTCAACGTCAGTTTAGTTCATGTGTACTGATTGAAACAGATGATAGTTTAGATTCAATCAATGCCACTACCAGTGCTATTGTAAAATATGTCAGCCAGAAAGCTGGTATTGGCATCGGTGCAGGCCGTATTCGTGCGTTGGGAAGTCCTGTACGTAATGGCGATACAAGTCATACTGGCGTTATTCCATTTTATAAAATGTTTCAATCAGCAGTTAGATCATGTAGTCAAGGTGGTGTCCGTAATGGTGCGGCTACACTATATTATCCACTTTGGCATTTGGAGGTCGAAGACCTGCTTGTGTTGAAGAACAACAAGGGAACTGAAGATACCCGTGTCCGTCATATGGATTATGGTGTACAGTTCAATAAGGTGATGTATGAAAGACTACTTACAGGATCAAATATTACTCTGTTTAGCCCTAATGATGTTCCTGATCTTTATGATGCTTTTTATAGTAATACCGATACATTTAGAGACTTATACGAAAAGTATGAGCGTAATTCAAAAATTAGAAAGAAATCAATTGCAGCAATAGACTTATTCTCAGCATTTATGACTGAGCGTAAGGATACTGGTCGTGTTTATCTAATGAATGTCGATAATGCAAATAGTCATAGTGCATTTATCGAAAGTATTGCTCCAATCAAACAAAGCAATCTATGTTGTGAAATTACATTGCCAACCAAGCCACTGACTCATATCTTCGACGAAGAAGGTGAGATTAGTCTCTGCACATTGTCAGCAATTAACTGGGGTAACAT